TCATCACCAGAAGCCTCGATGACCGCGCCGCCAAGATCGCCGCCGAGCTGTCGGAGCTGGCCAGCGCCGGCACCGTCTGCCGCGACGAGCGCAGCGGCGTGCGCCGGCCGTGCACGCCTGCCACCTGGGCGGCCGGCATCGAGCAGATGCTGGCCCAGCGCGCCGCCCTGACCCTGCCGCTGGAGACCCACGGCTACCTGCGCGCCGTCGTGTTCGGCCTGGCCGACAAGGCCGACGCCGCGGCCGAGCGTCAGAAGGAAGAGCAGCTGCGGGTAGGAAAACGCCCCGCGGCGCCGTCGGCCAACACCCCGGTCGAGTCCAGGCTCGAGAACCACCTCAACTGGCTGGCCCAGCAGCTGAGCGTGGAGGCCATGACCCGGGAGGAATACGACGAAGCCGTGATCGCCGCCCGCGAGCGGTACGGAGCCACCGCATGACCGAGCAGCTCGACATGATGCCGGCGCCCAGCGAGGAGGACCTGACCGGCCTGATCGGTCGCGACCTGGACAACGTGCCGGAGGACCGGTGGGCGCAGACGCTCACGGACATGGTGCGTGTGATCGAAGCGCGCTACCGTCGCCAGGGCCGGAGCGAGGACGAGGCGTTCGCCCTGGCGCGTGACGGCGTGATGGAGCTCGCCGAGTACTTCGGCGCCCGCATGTGGTACCTGCCGCGCGGCGACCGCCTGCGGATCGCGCTGCGGGACGCGGAGATCTACCGCCTGGCGCGCCGCGGCAACGTGCGTGAGCTGGCCGACGAGCACGACTTGAGCGAGCCGCAGGTCTATCGGATCATCCGGCAGCAGAAGCGGCTGCACCTGAGCAAGATCCAAGGCCGGCTTTTCGAGGATTAGCGGATGGGCAAGAACAAGATCGTTCTGGGGTTGGTCGCAGGGTTGGCGCTCTTCACTGCGGCGTGGTTCGCATACGGGCAAGACGCATTGCGGATCCACGAAGCCAAAGCGTTGATCGCTGCCGAACTGAATTCGACGGGAGTCGTTGAGTTTCAAGACCTGCGGGTGGCCGGCACGCTCGGAAACGTTGTGTGCGGCGAGGTGAAGGCGCCAGGGGCCGACGCCTATCGGCCGTTTTGGGTGGTTGGCGACGCGGCCATGATCCATCCAGGCACCGAGGCCGGCGCGCTGCCCGTCGCCAATTGGCTGACATTCTCCGACAGCTGCAACTAATCTCAGTCTCGCCAGATCGCCCCGCCAAGCCCCGCCAAGTGCGGGGCTTTTCATTGGGACATTGGCGCGCGCCAATCCCGGACATCCCTCGCGCGCGCGCAAGGTGAGCCACGTCGGGGACGGGTGGCGCCCCGGCCTTCGCCGGCGGCGGCTCCAATCCCTGGCCGCCGCCGGCTCCCTTCTCAGGAGCCGGGAATGTCCCACAAGAACCTCTTCACCAAGGCAGCCGCGCTGCTCGATCGCTTCGGGCACATGTCGCTGTGGTTTGTCGTCAGTCTGGCGCTGCTGCTGATCGTGGCGCCGCTCAACCCGGTGCTGCTGGCCAGCTACCTCTGGGCGCTGAGCAAGATCAGCGCGGCCGCGGCGATCGGCTACGGCTTCGACTGGGCCGCGTTCCGCGACTTCGAACCCAGCCGGCTTGAGCCCGGCATCGAGCAGGCGATGGCGCAGACGCGCCGCGCCACCATCATGGCTGCGGCGATGATCGCGGCGGGGCTGATCGGATGATCAGCCCTCCGTCCCGACTCCGGCGCGGCCTGTGGGCGCTGGGAATCGTGGTCTGGCTGGCGCTGCTGGTGGTCTTCCTCGCCCTGGTGTTCCCGGGCACCGCAGCGGCTGCTGGCGAACCGCAGGTCCACATCCCGCAACGGTCGGCGCTGTACCGGCACCGCGTGGAGCAAGCCGCTGCTCGCGCCTGGGGCGTTGAAGCGTCCCCAGCACGGCTGGCCGCCCAGATTCACCAGGAGAGCGCGTGGCGGCCGGATGCCCGCTCCCACGCGGGTGCGCTGGGGCTCGCCCAGTTCATGCCGGCAACGGCGCGCTGGATGTCCGAGCTGTTCCAGGAGGAACTGGGCACCTTCGACCCGTGGAACCCGCAGCAGGCCGCGCTGGCCGCCGCGTTGTACGACAAGTGGCTGCTCGACCGGGTGCGCCCTATCGGTGCCGGCGAGCTGACCGACTGCAGCCGCTGGGCCTTCACCCTGCGGGCCTACAACGGCGGCGAGAAGTGGCTCCTGCGCGAGCGCGCCCTGGCCGACCGGGCGGGCGCCAACGCCAATGACTGGACGCACGTGGCTCAGTACCGGGCCCGCGCCGGCTGGGCCCACCGGGAGAACACGCGCTATCCCCAGCGGATTCTGCTGGTGCTGGAGCCGGCCTAGCTCGACGCCGGCTGGCCTGGCATGGCGGTGTGCCCGTGAGCTGGACGCCCGTGCCCGGCCTGCGCGTGGTCGCCTACGGCAAGGCGATCGCCTACGCCGCGGTCGCCTGCCTGCTGTGCCTGGTCCTGGGCGCCGCGGCCGGGGCTTGGGCCGGCATCGAGTGGCAGCAGGGACGCACCGCTCAGGCCGAGAACAAGACGCTCAATGCCGACCTCGCCGCCACGACGACCGCGCTGCGCGAGGCCCAGGGCGCCGCGGCGCAGATCTCCCGCGACACGCAGGCCGCCTCCACCGCCCTCAACGCCCATGCAAAGGGGCTTTCCGATGAGTTCGAACACAACCGCACCGTCGCTGCGGCTGCCAGCCAACTGCTGGAGCAGGCCATTGCGACTGACCCTGCTGCTGACTGCAGTGCTGGCCCTGACTTCATGCGCGCATGGAACGCGGGCAACCGCGGAGATTCCTCCGCCCCTGCTGGCCCTGGTGAGCCCGGTGCCGCCGCTGCCCCCGGAGCTGACCGCGCCCTGCCCGCAGACGCTTCCCCCGGCGGTGGACTCCCGCATCGGGGGGCTGGGCCGCAACCACCTGCAGAGCGCGGCGATCTACCACGACTGCCGGGCCGCGCAGGCGAGCCTGGCAGCGGCGGCGCGGGAGCGCGAGCGGATCGAACTGCAGCGCATCGAACGGGCCCGCCAGGCGCTCGAGCAACTGGCCGAGTAGCAGGCCGACAGGGGGCGTAGTGGAAGGGGACGGAACGAACGTGCTGCTGGTGCTGGTGCTGCTGGTGGCCGCGGCGAACCTGGTGCTCGGGATGCTGAGCTGGTGGCGCCACGACGACCTGGCGCAGCGCGTGACCCGCCTGGAGGCCAACCAGGCGCACGCCCTGACCGCGGCCGAGTGCCGGCAGATCCACGAGCGGCTGGCCAACATCGAGGGGCAGCTGACGACCTCGGCGCAGCTGATGCACACCATCCAGAAACACCTGCTGGAGCACGACGAATGAAGACTTTTGCCGAACGCCTGCGCGAGGACCGTCGCCTGGTCCTGCTGCGACTGCTCTCGGAACAGAACGGCTACCGGGCCAACAGCTCGGTGCTGCACGCCGGCCTGCACCACCTGGGCGTGGCCGCCTCCAGGGACGACGTCCTGACCGATCTCCACTGGCTGCAGGACCAGTCCCTGATCTGCCTGGAGGATGCCGTCCCCGGCGTGTCGGTGGCCAAGCTCACGGCCCGCGGCGGCGACGTGGCCGAAGGTCTGGCGATCGTTCCCGGCGTCAGCCGTCCCAGCCCGCGGTAACGGTGCGGCATGGCCACCCGGAAGCGTCGCGCCAAATCCAGCATCAGCCGCCTGCCCAAGGAGCAGCGCGCCTACGTCGAGCGCCTGCTCCGCGAAGGCCGGCTCACGCTGGACGAGATGATCGCGGAGCTGCAGGCGCAGTTCCCGGGTGAACCCGCGGCCGAAGTGTCGCGCTCCGCGCTGAATCGCTACGACCAGGGGCTGGCCGAGATGACCGCCCGCATGCGGGAGATCGACCGTGCAGCCCAGGCGCTGGTGGGCGAAATGGGCGACGGCATCGGTGAGAAGTCCGGCGCGCTGCTGGCTCAGGCCGTGACGACGCTGGCCACAGATGCCGCGCTCAAGCTGCAGACACAGGACAACGTCAGCGTCGAGGAGGTCCGCAAGCTGGCCCGCGCGGCCAAGGACGCGATCGACACCCAGCGCGTCGGCGTCAACGTGCGCCGGGCGATCCGGGAAGAGGCCCGACAGGAGCTGATCAGGGAGCAGCAGGCCAACCTCGACAAGGTCGTCAAGACCGGCGGCCTGTCGGCGGAGAAGGCCAAGGAGCTGCGCGACAAGATTCTGGGCGTGGCATGACGACGCTCACCCGCAAGCCGCTGCCCGGCGCGATCGAGGCCGCGGCCCACCTGGATCAGCAGACGCTCGACCTGCTCGACAGCGAGCTGCCCGCATCGCTTGCCAGCGAGGTCAACGACGCAGTCGCCGCCGTCCTGCTCAAGTACCAGCAGGACTGGATCGCCGACGACAGCGACCTCAAGGTCGCCGAGAAAAGCCGCCGCATCGGCCTGACCTGGGCCGAGGCTTCGGACAACGTCCTGACCGCCTCAAAGTCCCGCCAGGCCGGCGGGATGAACGTGTACTACATCGGCTACAACATGGACATGGCCATCGAGTACATCGAGGCCTGTGCCATGTGGGCACGCGTGTTCAACGAGGCCGTCGACGGCATCGATGAAGGCGAGGAGGTCTTCAAGGAGGGCAACGAAGACCGCGCGATCAAGACCTACACGATCCGGTTTGCCTCCGGCTTCCGCATCGTGGCCCTCAGCTCCCGCCCGGCCAACCTGCGCGGCAAGCAGGGCGTGGTGGTCATCGACGAGGCCGCCTTCCACGGCGCGCTGGACGAACTGCTGAAAGCGGCACTGGCGCTGCTGATCTGGGGAGGCAAGGTGCGCGTAATCAGTACCCACGACGGCGACCAGAACCCGTTCAACGAGCTGATCAACGAGATCCGCGCCGGTAAGCGCAAAGGCTCGGTGCACCGCATCACCTTCCGCCAGGCCATCGAGCAGGGCCTGTTCGGCCGGGTCTGCATCCGCAAGGGCGTGGAGTGGGACGAGCAGGCGCAGGCCAAGTGGGTCGCGGACGTGTACGCCTTCTACGGCGATGCCTCCGAAGAAGAGCTGGACGTCATCCCGAGCCAAGGCTCCGGCGCCTGGCTGACCAGCGCGCTGATCGAGGCGCGCATGTTCGCGGCCCCGGTGCTGCGCTACACCTGCCCTGTCGGGTTCGAGCGCGAGCCGGACCACGTGCGCCACAGCATCATCCAGGAGTGGCTGGATCAGGAGGTTGCCCCGCTGCTCGAGGCGCTGGACCCATCGCTGGCCAGCGCGTTCGGCCAAGACTTCGGCCGCAGCGGCGACCTTACGGTGATGGTCCCGGCCCAGATCGAGCAGGACCTGCGCCGCCGCATCCCCTTCATCCTGGAGCTGCGGAACATGCCGCACCGCCAGCAGGAGCAGATCGGCAAGTTCGTCATCAGCCGCCTGCCGCGGTTCCACAAGGCCGCCGTCGACGCGCGAGGCAACGGCCACGCGGTGTCGGAGTTCCTGGCGCAGGAGTTCGGGTTCGAGCGTGTCGAGCTGGTGATGCTGACGGAGGGCTGGTACCGCGAGCAGATGCCGCCCATGAAGGCGGCGTTCGAGGACGACACCATCGCGCTGCCGCGCGACAAGGACGTGCTCACCGACCTGCGGGCCATCAAGGTCATCAAGGGCGTGGCCCGGATCCCCGACAAGAAGACCACCGGCAAGGACGGCGGCCAGCGCCACGGCGACGCCGGCATTGCGATCGCGCTGATGCACTACGCCAGCCGCGGCGAGGTTGAAATCATCGACTACCACCGCGTCACCGCCGGCGGCGACTACGACCGCGACATCCAGCGCGGCGCCGGCTGGCGCAATCAGAAGGGCATTTGGTAATGGCCACCGTGAAGTCCCGCATCCTCGGCCCCGACGGCGAGCCGATCCAGTACGAAGTCCTCGGCGAGGAGATCGCCGGCGGCGGCCTGACCGGCATCCGGCAGGTCTGGCACACGGGCGTGGCCGCGGGACTCACCCCGCCGCGGCTGGCCGGCATCCTGGACGCGGCCGCCAACGGCGACGCCCACGAGTACCTGACCCTCGCCGAGGAAATGGAGGAACGCGACCTGCACTACGCGTCCGTCCTGGGCACCCGCAAGTTGGCGCTGTCCGGGCTGGACGTCCGGGTGGACTCGCTGACCGACGACGCCCGTGACGTGGCGATCGCTGATGCTGTTCGGCTGATGATCGAGGGGCCCGACTTCGACGAGATGGTGTCCGATCTGACCGATGCCCTGGGCAAGGGCTACTCGGTGTCGGAGATCATCTGGGACCGCTCCGGTCGTACCTGGACGCCGGCGCAGCTCGAGCACCGGGACCCGCGGTTCTTCAGGTTCGATCGCGACACAGGCCGCCAGCTGCGCCTGCTGGACGACGCGGATCCGGCCAACGGCATCCCGCTGCCGCCCTACAAGTTCATCACCCACCTGCCCAAGCTGCGCACCGGCCTGCCGATCCGCGGCGGCCTGGCGCGGCTCGCGGCAGTGGGCTACATGTGCAAGGCGTGGTCGTGGAAAGACTGGATGGCCTTCGCGGACATCTTCGGCCTACCGATGCGGGTCGGCCGCTACGGCCCGTCCGCCAGCAAGGACGACGTCGCCAAGCTGATGAGCGCGGTGGCCAACCTCGGCAGCGACGCCGCGGCCGTGATGCCCGAGAGCACCCGGATCGACTTCGAGGCCGCGCCCAACACGGCCGGCGCCGCCGACTTCTTCGAGAAGCTGGCCAACTGGTGGGACAAGCAGGTCAGCAAGGGCGTGCTTGGCCAGACCATGACGGCCGACGACGGCTCCAGCCACAGCCAGGCCAAGGTCCACAACGAGGTGCGGCTGGATCTGCTCAAGGCCGATGCGAAGGCGCTGCAAACCACCCTCAACCGGGATTTGATCCGCCCGTTCGTCGACCTCAACTTCGGGCCGGGCCGCTACCCGCAGCTGGTCGTGGTGGTGCCCGAGCCGGAGGACATCAAGCTGCTGGTGGACTCCCTGACCTCGCTGGTGCCGCTGGGGCTGGAGGTTGAGCAGTCCGTGGTGCGCGACAAGCTGGGGCTGCCGGACCCCGCCAAGGGCGCCGTGCTGTTGCGCGCGCCTGCCGCGGCGCCGGCGCCCGAGCCGCCGCCACGCGCAGAAGACCGGGCCGCCGCCCTGAACCGCGCCGCCAACCGCGAAGCCGAGCCGCGGTTCGATGACCGCGAGGACCAGCTGGCCGCGCTGCTGGCCAGCGAGGCGGATCCGCTGGTGGGCGAGCTCGTCGCCGAGATCCGCGACCTGGTCGACGGCGCCACCTCGCTCGAGGAGATCCGCGCCGGGCTCGATCGCATCACCCCGGACCTGGACACGACGCGGCTGGCTGGCGTGATGCAGTACGCCCTGGCCGCGGCCGGTATCGCCGGCATGTACGACGCCGGGGTGGACGCCGATGCCTGAGATCCGCGGCGCCTTCCGCAGCTTCCCCGAGGCGGTCGAGTTCTTCACCGCCAAGCTCGACCTGCCGACGGCGCGCTGGGATGACCTGTGGCAGGCGCAGCATGCCCGGGCCTTCACGGTCGCCGGTGCGCTGCGCGATGACCTGCTCGCGGACCTCCGCGCCGCGGTGGCCGCGGCGATCACCCAGGGCGAGACCCTGGCCGACTTCCGGGCCCGCTTCGACGAGATCGTCGAGCGACACGGATGGCGCGGCTGGACCGGCGACGAGAGCCCCGCCCGACGTGCCTGGCGCACGGCAGTCATCTACCACACCAACCTGCGCACCTCGTACCAGGCCGGCCGCTGGGAGACGCTCAAGGGCTTCCCGTATCTCAAGTACCAGCACAACACCCGCCGCAATCCCCGCGAGCACCACAAAGCGTGGGACGGCCTGGTCATCGCCGCCGACGATCCGTGGTGGGACACCCATTACCCGCCGAACGGCTGGGGCTGCCGCTGCAGCGTGACCGGCGTGTCGGCCGCGCGGATGCGCGTGCTGGGCAAGGACGGGCCCGACCCGGCGCCAGCACCGTCCGCGGGCGATCCGCCGCCCGAGTGGGCCTACCACGTGGGCAAAACCGCGTGAGCGAGAACAAGCCGCTCGTGATTGAGGTCGGCCGCGCCAAGGCCGACCGCTGGTTCGGTGAGCTGCTGCGCCGCGGCCAGAGCCTGGCCGGACTGATGGCGGACATCGGCGAGACCCTGACCGAGAGCACCCAGAAGCGGTTCGACGAAGGTCGCGCCCCGGACGGCACCGCGTGGGTGGCCCTGGCCAACGGCAGCGGCCGCACGCCGCTCAACGACACCCATCGCATGCGGGACGGCATCTTCCCGAGCTCGGGCGACAACTGGGTCGAGATCTCGTCCGACGCCAAACAGGCCCGCTGGCACCAGGAAGGCACCGACCCGTATGTGATCCTCCCCAAGGACAAGCAGGCGCTGAACTGGCCAGGCGGTCCCGGACCCCGCGGCAAGGTCGACCACCCCGGCCTGCCGGCGCGCCCATTCATGGGGCTCAGTGCCGAGGACGAGCAGAGCATAGAGGACCTGGCGATCGCCTGGCTCGACATCGGCTCCGGTGATGGAAATCGGCCGTCGCCGTAAACGCCCTGTGAAGGCCCTGAGGCCCCCGAGGCGCCCCCGTGGTGCCACCCGGCCCCCGCTCGGGGCGCCAGCGGCGATTTAAACGGGCTTCAAACGGGGTCTGGCGCCGGGTCCGGGGTGGTGCTGGACGGGGCCGGGGCGCTGAGGGTAGTTTCGGCCTCGCGCGAGCCCGCCGGCGGAACCCGCCCCTCATCCATTGGCGCGCGCCAATCCCGACGCCTGCTCATGCCCCGCAACGATGGCGGCATGAAGCGCATCGCACTGAGCATTGCCCTCAACGCCGCCGCCGACGGTTCGGCGCCGGAAGCCGTCGAGCTGATCCCGGCCGGTCCGCGGGTCCAGGGCCGTGACGGTCGCAGCTGGCTGTTCGACGAGCAGTCCCACGAACTGGTGCTGGCTGCGTTCCGCGCCAGGAACGTCGAGCTGCCGATCGACTGGGAGCACGCCACCCAGCACCGCGCGCCCAAGGGCGAGGACGCCCCTGCAGCCGCGTGGATCAAGTCCGTGGAGATCCGTGACGGCGCCCTCTGGGGCGCGGTCGGTTGGACGCCCCGCGGCGGTAGCCAGGTCGTCAACCAGGAGTACCGCTACCTCTCCCCCGTTTTCGACTACGACCCGGCCACCGGGCGCATCGCGCGCCTGGTGTCGGCCGGGCTGACCAACACCCCAAACCTGCAGTTGCAGGCGCTCAACTCCGAAGAGGACGCCCCGATGCCCCGATCCACCCTCCTGGCCGCCGCGATCGCCGCGATCGGCCTCAAGGCCGACGCCGACGACGACGCGCTGGCCACTGCGATCAATTCGCTCAAGACCGACCGCGACACCGCCCAGGCGCTGAACAGGGAGAAGGCCCCGTCGCTGGACCGCTACGTACCGCGCGCCGACTACGACGCCCTGGTCACCCGCGCCACCAACGCCGAGCAGGCGGTCAAGGACCGCGACGCGGCCGACCACAAGGTCAAGGTGGACGCCGCCATCGACGGCGCCCTCAAGGCCGGAAAGATCACCCCGGCCACGGTCGACTACCACCGCGCCAGCTGTTCCGACACCGCGGGGCTGGAGCGTTTCCAGGCATTCGTCCAGGCCGCGCCCGCCGTCGCCGGCGACTCCGGCCGCTTCGACAAGAAGCCGGACGGCAAGGCGACCGCCCTCAACTCCGAGCAGAAGGAAGCAGCCCGCCTGCTCGGGATTCCCGAAGCCGATTTCGCCGCCGAACTGGCGGGCAAGGAGTAAGCACCGATGGCTCTCGTTACCACTGCCCTGGTCCAGGCGCTGTTCGTCGGCTTCCGCCGCGAGTTCCAGCAGGCCCAGGCCGACACGCCGACCGACTGGCAGAACATCGCCACGCGCGTCCCCAGTGCCACCAAGTCCAGCACCTATGGCTGGCTCGGCCAGTTCCCCAAGTTCCGCGAGTGGATCGGCGACCGTGTCGTCAAGGACATGGCCGCGCACGGCTACTCGATCACCAACAAGGACTGGGAATCGACGGTCGGGGTCAAGAAGCCCGACATCGAGGACGACCAGGTGGGTGTTTACAGCCCGCTGTTCCAGGAAATGGGCCGCGCCGCCAGGACGCAGCCGGACGAGCTGGTGTTCGAGCTGCTCAAGCTGGGCCGCAGCACGCTCTGCTACGACGGTCAGAACTTCTTCGACAGCGACCACCCGGTCTACGCCAATGCTGACGGCACCGGCGCCGTGACCAGCGTGGCCAATCACGATGTCGACCTGACCGCGCGCCCGGACAACCCGATCTGGTACCTCATGGACACCAGTCGGGCGATCAAGCCGCTCATCTTCCAGGAGCGCAAGGCCCCGGTCTTCACCTCGATGACCAAACTGGACGACGAGACCGTCTTCACCAGCAACGAGTTCCGCTTCGGCGTCGACTCCCGCAACAACGTCGGCTTCGGCTTCTGGCAGATGGCCTACGCCAGCAACCAGCCGCTGACCGCGGAGAACTACGCCAAGGCCCGCGCCGCGATGAAGGCGTTCACCGCCGACGGCGGCCGCCCGCTGGGCATCAAGCCCAACACGCTCGTTGTGCCGGGGGCGCTGGAACAGGCCGCCCGCAAGCTGCTCGTCAAGGACGAGAACGGCGGCAACGAGTGGGCCGGCTCCGCAACCCTGGTCGAGTCCAGCTGGCTCGGCTGATCCAGTAGCGCCCGGGACTCGTTCGGTCCCCGTCTGCCCGCCCCGGTTCGCCGGGGTGGGCCATTCGCCAGGAACCCCTCATGCCCAACATCAAGAGCACCGCCAAGCACGAGCCTTACCGCCGGCTGGGTGTCAGTCACATCCGCGCCGGCACCGTGTACGCGGCCGACCGGTTCAACGACGAGCAGCTCAAGAAGCTGCGCGAGGATCCGCACCTGGTCGTCGCCGAAACCGACGAAGCGCCGACCGCCCGCGTCCTGGTCGACAGCGGTCAGTCGCCGCGGGCCGCTGCGTTCATGGCCTTCTGTCAGGGGGTGGAAGCCAGGGCGATCGCGGTGGCCGTGGACGCCGGCCTCGACTGGGAAGGTCTCGGCGAGACCGATCGCCAGAGCCGCATCGACGCGGTGTACGCCGAGTTCGTCGAGCAGGCCCAGGAAGCGAAGGAGCGGCGCGATCCCGTTCCCACGACGGCCGAACAAGGGGCCGCCGCGACCACGGCGAAGCCTGCCGCGGCCAAGTCGACCGCCAAGAAGGCCAAGTAACCCGCCGTGTACGTCACGCCCGCCAACCTGGCCGACGGCCCCGAGGCGCTCAAGGAGCTCTCGGAGCTGTACGGCGTCGACGCCGATCTGCTGGCCGCCACGATGGCGGCCGGCGATCGCAGCGGCTGGCCGGCGGATGAGGTGGCGTTGGCCGACGCCGCGGTGGAGAGTCTCGAGCGTTTCATCAAGCAGGCCGACGGCGAGGTGGATGCCCGCCTGGCCGTCCGCGGCTACCCGTTGCCGCAGAACCCCGAGCAGTTCCCCATCCTGGTGGTCTGGGCGCGTGCGATCGCCCGCTACCACGTGCACCGCCAGCGCGACCGCACCAGCGAGGAGACCGGCCGCATCGAGCGCGACTACCGCGACGCTCTGCGCGCCCTCGACCAGGTCGCCGCCGGCAAGCTGAGCCTGGGCGCCGGTGACCCGATGGTGCCGGACCCGACGGACACCGAGGGCGGTTCCGTGCGGATCGCCGGCAACCCGCGCCTGTTCTCTCGCGATTCGCTGAGGTCGCTGTGACCACCGGGCCGTTCGACGTGGCGAGTGCGATGAAGCGCGTCAACGACCACGCGCCGCTCTTCAAGCTGGTGGGCACCGCGGCGGACCTGCGTACCGCGCTGGAGCAGACGCCTCGGACCACCCCGGCGGTCTACGTGGTCTGCCAGGAGCGCGGCGGGCCGGTGAAGTATTCCGGCCCCACCGTCGTGCACCAGAACGTCGAGGTCGCGCTGCAGGCCGTGCTGTTCGTCCGCAACGCCGGCAGCGAGAACGTGGGGACCGGCGCCGCGGCTGAAATGGCCGAGTGCATTAGTCAGCTGCGCGCCGCCTGGATCGGTTGGGCGCCGGACGACGCCAGCGACTCCGTCAGCTTCCAGGCTGGTCGTGACGAGTCCTACAAGGGCAGCGTCCTGGTCACTCAGCAGATCTTCCGCACCGCCTACCGCTTCGCCCACGAGGTGATCCGATGAACAAGCCCACCCCGACCCGACACGGTGCTTGGCGCGTCGTCGACGGCGAGCTGGTCGACGAGGACCTGCTGGTCACGCGGTCGCCGGGGCTCCCGGCCGAAGAGGTTCGCCGCTTGCGCGCCCTGATCTACGGGACCGCTGAGCCGGTCACCGAGAGCGCCCAGCCCGTCGCGGATTCGATCGAGCAGATCCCGCCTGGCGAGCCGATCCCGGTCTACTCCCCCGCCGAGCGCACCGCCGAGCCCGGCGAGGCCCTGCCGCCCCTTGAGCCGCAGCGCGGCGCCAAACCCCATTCGCGCCGCAAAGCGCCCTCCAACGCTCAGTAAAGGAGCAATCCAATGGCTCAGCCGCAACTCGACTATTTCAAGAAGCGTGGCGTCGCGATCAAGATCGAGGCCACCGAAGGCCAGGACGCCCTGCCCACCGCCATTGCCAATGGCGTGCTGCTGATGAACGGCAGCTCGGGCACGGAGTTCGACAAGAGGGAGCGCCCGATCGATCGCCCGCACTTCACCGGGACGCCCTTCGTGGTGGGCAACAAGCGCGCCTTCATCGAGGGCGAGTTCGAGCTCTACCCGCCGGCGGCGCCTGGCGCGGCCGGCGACAGCGGCGCCGACTGCAGCGTGCTGCTGCTGCCGGCCGGTATGACGGCCGTCAAGGACGCGCTGGCCAAGACCACCCGCTACAACCCGATCAGCGCCAACATCCCCAGCGCGACGGCGTACTGGTGGCACGTCGACACCCACAAGAAGGTGCTCGGCTCGCGCAACAACATCACCGGCCTGGGCATCACGGTCGGCGATCGGTTCAAGGGCAACGTGCGGCTGCAGGGCGCCTATGAAAGCGTCGCCCAAGAGGCGCTGCCGGAGATCACGCTGCCCTCGGCCGTGCCGACCGTCGCGCGCGCCGACAATACCGAGACCAACCTCAGCGTTAACGGCGGCGCGGACCTGCTGGTCTGGGCCAAGTCGCTGACGGTCGAGTTCGGCAACCAGCTGGCGACCAAGGAGTACACCAGCCTCAAGGTCAATGGCCTGACCGACCGCCAGCCGACCTGGAGCCTGCGCATCGCCCGCACAGCTCTGGCCGACTTCAACCCGTGGGCGGTGCGGGATGCGGCGACGCCGATCACGGCGCGGCTGCGCCTGAGCGAGTCGGACAACCGCTACAGCGAACTGGGCATCCGCGGCCAGATCGACCAGATCAACGAGGTCGACATTGACGGCGACTACGGCTGGGAGCTGACCGGCCCGTGCGTGGCCAGCGACGCCGGCGGCGACGAGTTCTACATCGAGTTCGGCGACGCCACGCCGTAACCCATGCACGCCCGCGAAAGGGCGCCGGAGGCCGCAGCGCAACCCCAGGCCAGCAGTAACCCGCACCCGCGCTGGGGTGCGGCCCTTCACCACCAGCCCCGCCCAGTGCGGGGCTTTTCATTGGCGCGCGCCAATCCCGTAGGTCGCGCGCGCGCGGGCATCGTGGCCACGTGCTCCCGGACGGGAGCCATCCCCCCCAAGGAGAAACCACGATGGCTTTCAAACTGATCAAGACCAGCACCTTCCTCCATACCTGCCAGATCCAGCAGATCGACGACGCCGGCAAGCGGCACGAGGCAAAGCTGCGCGTGCGCTTCAACAAGCTCACCCGCGAGCGCTGGGAGGAAATTACGAAGGGGGACGCTGACGACAGCCGCCTGATCTACGACGAACTGGTCGCGGGCATCGCCGACGAGATCGACGCCGGCGACGGCTCGGTGCTCAGCCCGGAAGACGCGGTGGCTGCAGTTCGCGCGGACCTGTCGCTGACCGGCCAGGTGGTCGACCAGGGCTTGGAGGTCCTGTTCGGTGCCGCCGCAAAAAACGCGAGGCGGTCGCGCTCGCGCTGACCCGTGGGGGGCCGCGGCCTGTCGATGGTGAGCCGGATCCCGATTCCGACCCCGCCGACAGCGCCGCGGATTTTCTCAAGGGCGTCAGCCGTGACGCGGCCGAAGCGGTCGATGCGATCGAAGTGTTCGAGGAGAACTGGGACGCCGTGCAGGTGTTCATCCGCTGCCACCAGGAGTACGTCGTCGGCATCGCCGGCGTCCGCGCCTTGGGCTTCAACGCCCGCGAGGTAGAGGCCGGTTGCCGTCTGGCCGGCGTGGATCCGTCGCGCTGGCCGCAGGTCTCCGACCAGGTGGGCGACATGGGCCGCATCGTGGCCAAGGCGATCAACGAATGACCGACCAGGTCGTCACCCTCCGGATCGTCGGCGAGAACGGCAAGCTCGTCGCTGCCGTCCGCAGCTCGACCGCCGAGCTGGACAAGCTCGGCAAGGCCGCGACCGACAGCGGCCACCAATCGCGCGCCGGCGCCGCCGGCGTCGACCGGCTGGGCGACGCGGCGCGGCAGACCGAAGCGCGCGCCAGGAGGCTGCACGGCACCCTCGGCCAACTGCGCGGCATGGCGGCCGGCCTCACCGGCGCGTTCGCAGGAGCGGCAGGGCTGAGGACACTCGGCCAGACCGTGGATGCCTACAGCGACATCGTCGGCAAGCTGGACCAGGCGACGGATAGCGAGGCGGCGCTTGCCCGCGCGAAGTCGGACACCTTCCGCATCGCCCAGCAGACCTACCAGCAGCTCGACGCCACGGTATCGCTGTACCAGCGCTCCTCAATGGCACTGGAGCAGTACAACGTCGGGCAAGCGAAGGTCGCGAGGCTCACCCAGACCATCAACCAGGGCTTGCTGGTCTCCCGCGCCAGCACGGCCGAGTCGGCCAGCGCCATCCTGCAGCTCAGCCAGGCGCTCGGCGCCGGCGCCCTGCGCGGCGAAGAGTTCAACGCGGTCAACGAAGCGGCGCCGCGGCTGATGGAGGCGCTGGCGACCTCGATCGGCCGCCCGCGCGGCGAGCTCAAGAAGCTCGCCGAGGACGGCAAGCTGACCATCGACGTGCTGCTGGAAGCGTGGACCGGACCGGAGGCCGACCGCATCGCGCTGGAAGCCGCCAAGGTCCCGCTCACCATCTCCCGTGCGTGGCAGACCACCAAGAACGATGTCCTGCGCTACATCGGCGAGATCGACCAGGGCATGGGCAGTTCGGCCGCGTTCGCCGAAGGCGTGGCCCTGCTGGGCCGGAACATCGAGCTGCTCGGCACCGCGGCCATCGTCACGGCCGTGGCCGTCAGCTCGCGCCTGGTGGCCGCACTGGCGCAGAAGACAGCCGCTACGGTGCAGGAAATTGCGCTCACCCGGCAGCAGGCGGTGGCCGAGCTTGCCGCCGCCCGTGCTGCCGAGACACATGCCGCCGCTCTGGTGGCGCGTGCGCGTGCGGGCCTTGGCGCCGCGGGCGCCCTGACTGCAGCAGAGACGGGACTTGCCACCGCCACCGCGCGCACTGCCACGGCCATGCAGGGCGCGACATTCGCGGCCGTGGCCAAGACCAGGGCGATGCACGGCCTCAACGTCGCCATGTCGGCGTTCGGCGGCCCCATCGGGTTGGCGATCACCGCACTGACGCTGTTCGTACTGTGGGCCAGCAACAGTGCCGAGGAAGCCCGGCGTCTGGGCGAAACCGTGCAGCAGGGGTTCCAGTCCGCTGTTCAGACCATGCAGGACTTCAACAGGGAGACCGCCAACGAAGCGTTCTCCGGGTTGAAGGCGTCTTTCGACACGCTGGAACAGGCAAAGCAACACATTGCCGACCTCGAGGAGCGCGAGCGCTCCCTGGAGGCCCTGCGGATCCGGGCGATGTCGCAGTACGGCCATATCAACCAGGAGCTGACGGACCAGCAGGCCGCGACCAACGAGCAGCTCGAGATCGCTCGGCTGCGATACGACGAACTCACCGCGGCCGCAACAGGCACCGTGGATGCCGCGGCTGACCTGGTGCTGCAGGCGGCCGGTGTGAGCGAGGCCACCGACCAGCAGCGCCAATCGACCGAGGACCTGCTCCGCGAGTTGGCCAACGAGGGCCTCACGCTGGAGCAGCTCAAGCCCAAGCTGCGCGGCCACATCGAGAACACCTACGGCGTCGAACAGGCCAACCGTCTCGCGGCGGCCAGCTTCCGCGACATGACCGACGCCGCTAACTCCTTCAACTGGAGCGACATCGACAAGAACCTGGACCAGATGCTGGACCAGGCCAGCGATCGCTACATCCAGGCGACACAGGGCAAGGCGGCGGCCTTGCGGGCGGGCTTGGAGCGGGCGCTGCTCGAGCAGGGCGCCTACGAGGCGGACCCGGCCGAGGTGCAGCGCCGGCGTGAGCGCCTCGACCTGATCCTGGAGCTTGAGGCCGATGCCGATCGCGCCATCGCTTCGCAGCGCCAGCGGATGGCCGACACCCGTGGTGCAGACAAACAGCTTGAGCAGCAGGCCGAGGCGCAGGCGCGTTACACCGCCGAGCTGGACCGCATGCAAGCGGTCCTCGAAGGGCCGTTGAAGGTCGCAGAACTCGACCGTGACGAGCGCCTGGCCGAACTCAACAAGGCGCTGCAGGACCACACCATCACCGAGCAGGACGCCGTTCGCGCGAAGCAACTCGCGGAGCAGCAGTACCGCCGCACCACCGCCGAGATCATTCGCGAGCAGGACGTCATGGGCCAGGCGGCCGAGGACTACCGCCGCACGATCGCGCTCCTGCAGATGACGGAGGCCGCGCGCCGCGTCGAGGAAGAGGTGATCCAGCGGGTCAACGACGCCAAGCGCGCCGGGCGAGTGCTGTCCGCCGGCGAGGTGGAGGATCTGCGTGCCTTCATCGCCGAGCAGTCCCGCGTCGTCGACATGCTCGAGGTCTCGGCTGCGGCTGCCGATGAATACCGGCGCATGTGGGACGGTGCTATCGACTCGGTCGCGGCCGCGTTCGGCGACTGGCTCACCGGCGGCATCGATTCGTTCGAGGACTTCGGCGACGCACTGGTCAACATCGCCCGGCGGTTCCTCGCGGACATCATCTCCGAGTTCGCCAGCACCCAGCTCAAGCGGACCTTCGCCAACTGGGGCCAGCAGCTCCTGGGCGGCATGGCCGGCGGCGGTACCGGCAGCGGTGGCATGGGTGGTGGCAGCTGGATGGGCCTGCTGAAAACGGCCTATACCGGCTTCACCAACGGGTTCTCCGCAGCGGGCACGGCCGGCGCCGGCTTCTGGCAGAGCATGGTCCAGGGTTTCAGTGGCGCGGTGTCGGCCTTCACCGGCTCGCTCGGCGCGGCGGGCAGCGCGACCGCCTCCTACACCACGATGGTCAACGGCCTGGCGGTGAACATGCCGGCGGCCGGCTCCGCGGCTACCGGCGCTACCGGCGCGATGGGCGGCGCCGCGGGCCTGTCGGCCGGCATGGCCACGGCGATTCCGATCGCCGGCGCGATCATCGCCGGCATGGTGATGAACAACGCCGCCTATAAGCAGGGCTGGCGTCTGGACTCCCAGGACGATGACCTGCGCGACTACTACGCCGGCAAGGGCATGGCCGGCGGCGTCATCACCACCTGGACGGTCAACACCACCGACAAGCTGCTGCAGAAACTCGGCCTGAGCTCGCAGGACGCGTCCAACATCTCCGGCAGCGCGCTGCACGCCAAGGCGTTCGGCCACGGCCCGGCGCGGGTGCAGGAGTCGGGATTCGGCGGCACACTCAGCCTGGCCGGCCTTGAGGGCGAGTCCTACGCCAAGATCCGCCGAAAGGGCGGCTGGTTCCGGTCCGACAAAAACTGGAC